TAATAGCTCCGCTAACACTTGTAATTGTTACTTGCGATAAATTATCACTTTCGTTATTTGTGTAATAATTGTCAGCATTTAAGTAGAAATTAACTACTACGTTCCCATTTCCATCTGCAAGAGCAAGCGTTTTCGTCTCTTCCATACAAGTTAATTCCCGCGCAAGTAACGTATAGTTAGGTGTGTTATCCCACACAAGATTAGCTGAGGCGGTAGATGCTCCCCGTTTGTCTATACTCCTGTACGTGAGTGTCTGTATTTTATCCCCAGTAATTATACTTGTATCAGCACCGACTATACGAGTCTTAGCATTCGCAAGAGAAACACCTGCTTTCGACAATTTTACATCGACCGTTCTTCTGTGTCTCCAAAGCCCTGCCATAGAGTCAGTGCCATAACCCCCAATTTTATACGGATCTGTTCCAAGCGAGCGGAATATGCAATTCACCCAATCCGCAGTACCTGTATACCCTTGAGTTACGAATTGACTACCCGTAGTTGTAATTTCTGTATCCGATTCCTGGAATGTATAATTAGCTGCACCGACCACAAGATACATATTAACAACACGTTTCGCTGTGTTGAACCCCCAAACGAGGCTACTAGAACCAACGTCGGATAATACCCAGTCACTATCATGGAAAAAGCACCCTACAAGAATTGCATGAGGAACAGACCATAGTTCTACATTTGATACATCTACGCCCAGCAGTACAACTCTTGTATTATTATAACTTCGTATATCTCCGTTAGAGTTGGAACGAAACTCTCCACCATACATTGCAAATTCTGCCGTAGCATTACCTGTATTATTACCAGCGATAATAGATGGAGTGCCACCACCTGTATGAATAATCATACACCCCTCTCTTACAATAGGTCTTTCTGTTCCAGCCCGAGCTTTTGTCTCATTCTCACAAAGTCCAAGTCTCACGACACCCGTAGAATTTGCAGGAAAAGTAAAAAGATTACTATTTGCGTTTATTTCAAAAATTGTCCTCTCTGCTGTAATATTAGCTCCATTGTTCACAGATATATTGTTAGCACCTGTTAAGAAGAACTGTGTACCAGACTTAGTCATTCCAGTCGGTGTAGTAGCCGATGGATATGATGTTGTTGCTGATATTGCTGTTGTTGCCATAATTTATACTTTTTCTATTTTTTGAATTGTTGATTTTGTGCTATCGGTATACGTAATTGTCTTAGTTAAGACAGCTGTAGTGCCTAACTTATACGTATATACATCCGTTGTAGCCGTAGTGGATGGAATGATGCTGTCCCATTGTAGGGCAGGGTCGCTTTTAATTAAAGGGTAACCCAAATTTTTTAATGCAATGACAAACTCATCAATAGTATTAATTTCCATTGCTGCAGAATCAGCCGAAGGATATACGGTAATATTTGGAAGTGTAAAATTTCTTGTAACATTTCCAGAATTTAAAGCTATTGTACCTAAATCGATACTCATCTTACAATGCTCTGTATTATAAAAAGATTGTTCATCCACATTGTTTAAAACGTGCTTAAAAACACCTTCTTGTAATTTAATAATTTTTAATTTTTCCATAATCTTAATTTTGAATTGATTTTATACAATGATTTTTATCTAGAAAATCTAAAACGGCACAAATAAATCTACCAAATTGAGTAAGCGTTTTATCTCTTTTGTTCTTACCTAACGTTGATGAAATGGTTTCGTTAACATTTCCAAAAGCATACCCGTTTTCAATTCGCATTGTAACATTTAAAAATGCTCTGAAATTTCTATTCCCAAACTTGTCAATATCTATAGCTGTTTCTTTAAAATAATTATTTGACAATCCGTGCTTAAAGCACACAACTACCCAGTTTATGGGTGTAAGAACAACCCATAAAATAGTAGCAATTATGTATAAGAGAATTCCCATAACTAAATAATTTCCCAATTTTCAGAAAGTGATTTACCTTGAAAACTAACCATTGTTAAAAACCAATTTTCAACATCGCTATTTTTAATAATTATACCCTCATTAGACAACTCAAATAAGTTTAGTACTTCATCATAATTTGGCTCACCCAAACGAATCACCGAACCATTATTATCATATAGAGTAGGAATATCACTTACTTTTTTAAATCGCAACATAAAACCAGAATCAATGGGTAATTTACCAACGTCTGATAAAGAATTAAAAATTGAAAAACGAATAATCAATTCTTTATTTATAATATTATTTTCTATGCTAGACACTATAATTACTGCGTTTTCATGGTTGGAACCAGTTGAAGCAATAAAAGGGGTTTTTGTTTTTAATTTTAAAATTTTCATTATGCTATTTTTAAAAATCCATTACTATCTTTATATAAAATATTACTTCCTGCTTGAGGTACAGAAGTTGGTAATCCTGTAATTTTTATTGTGTTATTACTAAAATATGTAATTCCATGACCAATAGCATTTCTGACAGTTATTCCTAATAAACCACCCTCTTCTAAAATATATATATTAGCTGCTAAAGTTCCATTTACCCTGAAAGAATGGGAAGAAGAGTTACCAGAAGTTAAATTTGTTTCCTGTTGAATGCTACCAGTACTTTCATTATATATCCTCTCACTTTTATTATAAACTACTTTTTCGTTATTTTCTCGTGTGGTATTTCCAAATTGAACATAGGATTTTAGGAGCTCCATAAAATCAAAATATTTTGTTTCTGAAATTACAACAACACATGCTTCATCTGTAAATAAATCTCCTCCACTACTTGCATATGCCAGTGTATCGCTCATAATCATGTCTAAATCATACGTATTACCTGTACTAACAACTTTTATAGTTGCTTCGTTTGATAATTCAGACAACATTAAAGTGTTTACACCAGTAATTAAACCAGCTGCTAAAGAAAATGTTCCTGTAAGTGGTATATCAACAGGTGGTGGTAATTCAATATCAAATATTGATTCAGGAATTTCTTTATTAATTCCAATTTTTTTATCAATGTTTAATATTATACTATCTGTTAATCCTGAACTTGAAAATTTTGGCAGTTTGTTTTCTGTTCCTGATATAGGGCTTGAAATTAATATATACGCAGTACCACCCCAACGATATGTTTTATTGGTGTCTAACGCTACATATATTTTTCCTGCTTCGCCAGTAGTAGGTAAAGAAGAAAATGATGCTACTTCAATAACATCATCTACGTATGATGGTAGTTGTGATGTTGGTACTTTTCCACCTACTAGGTCGGCTTTGTTTTCATCTAAAAATCTGAAGTTTTCGTCAACTTCATCGTGTTCTAATTCGGAACCTTTTATATTTCTGTATGTTATACTCATATTTCTATAATTATATTTTGTAAATCAAAATCAATTAAATAATTACCCACAACCGCATTCGGTTTAGAAAAAACCACCTTAAAAGGGTTTTTTTGTGTTTTTATCGAAAATAAAGAACCTGTAACCGATAAATCTAACTCGATACCTACAGACTCTAAACTTGATTTGTCTTTTATAGATATTGCTGATCCGAAAGGTAACGATATAGTAGTAGCTACTAATCCATTTATACCAGGAGTATAAAAAGTAGCATCCAAAATTTGCCCTACCGGAATTATACCTTGCGAACTACTTGTATCTTTATTACTTCTTACATAAGAACCTTGTAAATCAAATACTTTTGTTGTAGAATTATAGTTTATTTTATAAATACTGGCATTTTGTTCAGGTAAAAAACTACTAGCATCAATAATGTTTTTTAAGCTTTGAATATAGTTAGGAGTTGCACCTGCAAAATCAGAATTTATAACCGCACCGTAATAATTTGGTGTTGTACCTAATTCGTATGCTTTTTCTATTTCAAAAACAATTATATCTGTTCCTGATAACATAGCAGTCAACTCCGCTTGTGTTAGCGATTTATAAAGCGTTATTTTACCTATTGATTTTATGGCCATTATTTCCAGTATCCGTTTTTAACATAACCCTGTTTTGAGTAAAAAAATGTTTTAATAACATATTTTCTTACTTTAACATTTATGATATGTATGACATTATTAATTGACATAATCTGTAACTATTTGGTATTTTGATTCTAACATTAAAAGATTTGTTTTTCCTTCAGAAAAATCTAACTCAATACGCGCTGGAATAAAATTCTTATCACCCATATACTTAAAATGAATAAGTTCACGTGGTGATATTAATTTTAATGCAGTACCTTCTATTTTAATAATTGGACCTGATTGCGCATCGTGATAAATTTTTGCTAATGCAACACCATATCTTATGCTTTCATTTTGCCCTACTCTTTTCCAAGATTCTCGCCATTCATTATTTTCAATTACCCAGCCAAAAAAGGGTTGTGTACTATCTAAATTAACAGAAAGCGGTTTTGTTTTAAAATAATTAAAACCCAAGTTTAACATATATGTATTAGGCAAAAATTTCAATATCCAAACGCCACTGTAATCTTGCTGCACATTCCAAATAAAAGAACCTATAGGACCCAAGATTTCAGAAATATTTTTCACACCTTCAGGCGATGGTAAATTCCATTGCAACAAATTAGGATTATTAATAATTAATTGAGCAGATGCATAGTCAATAACAAAATCCCAAAAAGTAACATTGCTAGTACCTAAACCATATGAAATTTCATACTCAGAGGAACCTAAAACATTAATTAATCCGCTTATTGGTGGCTGTGGAATGTATCGTCTAAAACGCCATTGTCTTTCAGATAAATCCTGAATAGAATCCCCGTGAAAAAAATCCAAATCGTAAGAGGTAGAAAAATCAATATTTCTTTCCAGTATATCTTCCCAAGTATCTTGTTCCGTATAAAAAGCAGTTATATTATTTACATTGTAACCATAAAAAAACTGGCTTGATGGATTTGGATGCACAGCTGCGTGTAAGGTTAAATCAAAAAAACCATTTTCCGGAATGCTTTTTTCTTCAAATTCTAACTTAGCTGTAATATCCGCTTTTAATAATGCACTAGCACCGTTTGGAGTAACATTAAGTTGCATTTGAGTAACATCATATTTTATTAACTCTACCGGACTATCTGCGTTTACCCTAGTTGTAACCACAATTAAATCATCTATTTTAATGTTAGTTTTAAAAAAATTAACAAAAAAATCTTGTGAATCAACAACGGTTCCATTTGGAATAACAATAGGTAAACCATCAATTGCTTGTAGCTCAATCTCTATTTTAAGAGTACGCGTTAAATACTCGTCTGAAATTTTTAAATACTTTCTGTTTTTTATTGATAAAGACCTATTGTTTACAGTAGACAATGCCTCACCGGTATTACTTGTATAATACTCTACCCTTAAAACGTTTGGCTTTTCAAAAGAACCTGTATTTTCCCAAAAATTAAAATTACCTCTATACCCTTTTGGCGCTACTTTAACTTGCATAGCCGAACCATTTGTTTTCCAAAAATCGAAAGGATTTTTTTTAGGCGCTTCAAATAAAGTTAGTGTTCTAGGATCTGTTACTGCCCACTTAGGAACTAAATTACCATCCTCTTTTATATCCCAAGAAGCATTTATTTTTTTCCAAGGCGAAACCACAGTAACAGTTGGTGTTGTATTAAAGGAATTATGTAAACTTACCACTTGTTTAATACTCATTGTAGTAGTAATAAAAATACCTTCATAATCATAAATATCTACCAACTGGTTTGTTTGATGCTTTCTATTAATACCCTCTATAAACCAAATTCCACCATATCCATAAAATGTACAACCCAAAGAAACTAGCAATAAATCTAGAATTTCGTAGCAATTTTTTCTTTTAGGAAAAATTACATTACCAGCGTTTAAGAAAAAACCATCAACATATTTTATTTCACCATCTAAATAACTTTCACAATTAACAGCAATTTCGTGCCACTTATAATCTGTTGCTGCGCTTTCAATAGCTGGTGCGAAAAATATTGCTTTTTGTAAACCTGTTTTTTTTAAGCAAATAGAAATCAACTCGATAACACTAATTTCTCTTTGATAGTCATTGTTTTCTAAATGCACGTTTTTTAAAGAAGCTATACCATCTGTAGCCACTAAATTTACAAACATTACAGCATTTGTATAGGGTTCCTCATAAAAATCGGGCAACAACCAACCTTCAAAGAGCAACTCTTCATCTTGATCTTCTACTGTTACATAATAACGGCGTTCGTTACCTGTATATAAGTGAAAAAAGTAACCATCTGCATTATTTCGTACTAATAAATTAAAATGAAACTCAGAAGCCATTATAGACTGATATTTATCATCCGAACCATTATAAATAAGTTTTGGAGCTGATACTTGCGTATGCTCCTCTACCAATACCCTAGTATTGGTAAACTTGTCTATAATTTTTACTATGATATTATCTACGTTCATTATCTTGTACGATTATTTTTTTTCATAGCGCGTTCCACCACTAATTCAATATCTGAACCGCTAATTTTGAAACCCCCATTTAATACTAGCGATGGTTCCGGGGCGGCACTCCCAATCATTCCGAAAAGTCCAGCCTGTTGCTTTTGGTTAAGAATCAACTCACCGCTATTCACACGTGCTAAAATTTTGTCGCCATAAAAGGAAGAGCCGCCCACGACACCACCAAATTCAAATTTTGGAATAGCAGCGAAAGCCGCTAAAACCCCACCAACTGCTGTAGCTATAAATGCTGGAGTAGTAAAGATTGCCGCTGGACCAGTTGCTGTACCTGCAGCAGTTGCACCAGCAATTGACTGTGAAATAGATGAAGCCAACATCATTGATATTAACTTAGTAACCGTACCTAGTAAACCCTATAAAACCTTCAAAACCAGTGGATGCTAAATCTAAAGAACCCACTACACCATTTGCTAAAGAAGAAAACGTATCAGAAACCGCTGTACCAACAGATGTTCCTATTTCAGCTAAACGTTGTTGAGAAGCTGTCAAGGTATCTGTATTAACTTTAACTAATTCTAATCCTCCGGCATATTCTTTTAACCTGTCTTGTGTATCTGATTCGCTATCTATTTGTAGCTTAAAATCTTGTGTTATAGGTTTTAATACAGGCTGCTCTATATCATCAATCTTATCTTGAATAGACTGTATTTGTTGCTCATAAAACTGAAACTCCATTGAAGTGGTGGCTAATTCACTTTGAAGTTTTTTTAAGCCAGAAATTTCATCATTATAAAAATCAACAGTACCTTCTTTCTTAACATTAGTAAAGTTTTTTATTTTTTCAGTAACATCATTAATTTTATTTTCATAATCCAACCAAGCTGCATTTGTAGTAGGAATTGTTTTTTGCTGTTCTTCTAATTTTGATTTTAATTGTTCAAAATAAGCAACTGTTCCAGGCTTAACAACTTTATCTAATGAATTTCCGAATTTACTTACAGCATCTTCGCTAGTAGCTGTTGTTTCTGCAAATTCTTTATTATCACCTAAAAAACCAACTAATTTACTTTGTAACTTAGTTAATTCAGATGTCTCAACTTTTAAGTTGCCAGCCATTGATTTGGTCTGCTCAATAGAATAAGCAGCAGCAACATTCATAGCACCCATAGGAGAAACAACTGCTTTCACAGCATTACCCAGGCTTTGCCAAATAGAAGGTTTTACAGCATCTAACTGCCCCATTTGTAAGTCCAGTAATTTCTTTTGAACTTCTACAAGTTTATCTTGCGCAGCCATTACTTTGGCTTTGGTTAATAAAGCTTGATTGTACTTGCCAATAGATTCTGTTGCTAATTTTGTATTTATATTTTCTAACGTTAAATTACCTAAATATTGCGGCGAAATAGCGTTTAAGTTTTCAATAGCTTTTTTTCTTTCTTCTTTACTTAGTTTTTCATTTTTTGCAACAGCTAAATTTTTATCTAACTCTACTTTTTCTTTAGCAATTTCAGATGAAGCAGTTGCCGTAACTTTAGCAAACTCTTCGGTTGCATTTGTTAATTCAGTAAATCTTGATCCAGCAATTAATGTAACAGAAACTATTGTGGCTAAAACAGCCGCAATAGCCGTGAATGGATTAGCCGCTAATAAAGCAGTTAAAGCAGTCCAAGCCTTACCTACATTACCAATACTTGAAATCATATTTGGTAAAAAGCCTAAGACAGAACCTAATCCCGAAAGCAAAGGACCAATTGCAGCAGCAATACCAGCAATAGAAATAATTAATGTTTTAGATGTTTCTGAAAGATTAGAAAAGGCTTTTATTTTTTCGTTTATATAGGTAATTACCTTCGTTACAATTGGCAAAATAATAGCTCCTAATTGTTGCGCTACTTGTTTTAATGATTCAGTAAACACACGCATTTGATTTGCCGCTCCACCACCAGTACGTTCAAAGTCACCCTGTGCATTTGTTGTTTTAGCCATTACATACGCATAGCGTAAGTTTACCTTTTCGGCTTCGGTCATTTTTTGCACTTGCTTATTTATACCTTGCGTATAAGCAAATGCCTGTAAATTAGCTTCAGTCATTACTACACCAATTCGTTTTAACGATTCGGTTTCTCCAGTAAAAACACCGTTTAAAGCAGTAGTAGCTTGATCAATACCAATGTTTTTAAAAGAAGCTAAATCCCCAGCCAATCCGGTTAAAGATGTAGCCATTTTTGCAGCTTCTTTTTGTGGTAAATTCATTGAGGTTGCCATATCACCGTATAGCGAAGTCATATCTAACGCAGTTCCTTCTGCAATACCATAGCTTTCTAATGAGGTTTTTGCCCAGTTTTTTACATAACCTTCTGAGTCTCCAAACGCAACATTTACTTTATTTAAAGACTCTTCATAATCTGAAGCAAATTTTACCGATGCAGCAGCAGCACCTAAAACAGGAAGCGTAACATAAGTAGATAAGTTACCGCCTACATTTTTTAATGTTGCAGCCGATTTTTGTACCTGGCGAGACACGTTCTGCATTTGCGAACTAAATTCTGCTAAGTCAACCTTAAATCTAATGTTAATACTTGATAATGCTCCCATTATGCCTACTAATGTTTGAGTTGTAAAAGTAGTTTTAGAGTATTAAGATTATATGTACTTTTGTTCCGTTTTTAAATAAAAAAAAGCCTAGCTTTCACTAGACTTCTTTCGAAAAAAAAACAACCAACCCACCTAACATTTATTATTTTTTGCATCTATTTTAGACCAGAAATCTTTTACTGATTCTAGTTCCGCTAATAAGACCTCTTTGTCTTTTTCGGTTATTTTGTTAATTGTTTTTTGCTCCCACAAAAACGGCATAAATTCATTTTCAGAAATGCCTTTTTGTAAATGCGGTACTAAAGCCGAATAGGCAATTTTTCGCATAATAATCAACCTTTCTTTCGATTCGGCATCTTGTTTTTTTCTGTAGCCTTTTAAGCAATTCATAAATTGCCTGTAGGTCATTTCTTGGTATTCTTTTACTGGTAGTTGTAATTCGCCTAAAGCTACTTCTTCTAAGTAATCCCAGGTAATGTTTTGTTCTGTTTGGTTCCGACTCTCTTCGCTGTAGTCGGCTTCTGCTTTCCCTCAGGTTGCGGCATACTTTGCATAAATTCAATTAAAATGTTTGTAAACAATTCATTGTTATTTAGCACCACATCCGGTATGTCTGTTGCATCAAAACCAGTTAAATCATTAGATTTATCTGAGTAAATTGCTGCTGTAACCAGGTCTGTAATTACTTGGATAAATTCAAAAGAAACATCGTCTGTAACTTGCTCTAAAACAGAAAGTTTAGCGGTAGTTTCATTAATTGTTTTGGTCTCCCAAATTTTTCCTAATGTAATTAAACAACCTATTCCAAACTTCAAAGAATAGGTTGTTTTATTTAATGTAATTTGTAACGGTTTCATTACGATACTACTGCTACAGTATAATCTCCTGAACCTTTCATAGAGCATTCCGCAGTTGCGAAACCAGCTGTAGGTGCAGAAATAGAAATTGATTCAATGAAAGCCGCTCCCGAAATTACAATATCACCTGCTACATCTGTAGTAAATTCAACCGCAATTTCTGTACCTGCTTTGTGTTTGTTAAGCAACGTTACAAAATCTTCTTGCGTAGATAATGCTGCTCTTTGTGCTGCTAACATATTGGTTGATAATCCCCAGGTGTAGTTTCCTGAAACCACTAAACTACCTTGAGTGTCTTTTGTAGCAATTTCTTCTAATGCAATAGAAGAGTTAAAACTACATTCTGTACTGTGAAAGATAGTATCACCATCTACACGAATACGCAAATTTTTGCCTTTGTATGCTTGACCTGCTGCCATAATGTTATTTTTTAAAAGTTATAAAATATTAAAATTAATGATCCCACAATAGGATGTGTTTTCTTCAATAAATTGAAAGGTGCTATTTTTCCAATCCCAGTCGTCTTTTGCTCTTACTAATTCAGTACAAGCATCTGTAAACTTAATAGCATCGGTATATTTATCTTGTTCAAACCACAAAAAAAAAGTAACATCAAATATATCTGCATTTTTTGTTTCTGCTTCAAACTGGTTAATTGTAAACGCTGCAAAAGGGAATACAACATCTTCAGGTGCTATTACGGCAAAAATTCTGTTTTCGCAAACATCTGTAAATTGTATTTTATCTTCAAAATACGCTATTATTTGTTGTGAAATTTCGAACATTACGATGCACTTAGTTTGTTAATTTTTTTTTGTATGAATGCTGCTACTTTTGTAGCTGCTTCATCGCTAACTTTTCCGCCTGTTTGCTGATAGGTTTTTTTCATAAATTCATTTGCCTTAGTTCGCCTAACAGCAGCGCCATCATTTGCACCCGCTTTTCTTTTACGTTTAAAACCTTTGTTGTATACATTTACTCCATATTCAACAAAATGACCGTACCAACCATTATTTGATCCTTTTGCGCGTGGCCCTACAAAAATTACCGGGTTTTCTTTTGCGCTTCCTTTTTTTCCAACAATTACACCTATAGATTTTTTTAAGTTTCCAGGGTTTATTGTTTTCCCTCTTCCGGTATGCGCCCTTTTACTAACTGGTGCGTTTTGCTTTGCTACCCTTACTGTTGTTGCGGCTACTTGCCTTAGTACCGAAATTAATTCACGTTTTTTAGAACGATCGTCAGCAAGATTCATTATCTTTTGCTGTAATTCTGCAAAACCTTGTATTTCAATTAATTCCTTAGACATTTAACTTACATAAAATTTCCAGGTGCGATTTTCTTCCGATTTCTTTTATGTGATATACTTCAAAAACTTTTACACCATCTTTTAAATACAATTGTGTTGTTTTTATAAGTAATTTCGGATTGTATCGTACCGTATAGGTTCTATTAACTAAATGCCGAAGTTTTCCGTCAGGATCTTCTTCGCCAGAAACTTCTTTCATATACGCAAACGGACTGCATACTTCAATTTCTTGAGTAATTACACCACCAGCAACGTCTCTTGTTTTTTCATACAATACCACGTGGACCAGTTTGTCCATTTTACCTATGAAAGGCTTTTCATTCATAATTAATATTTTTTATAAGGGCGAAGCAATGCAGCAGAAGTTGTAGATATTGTTTCTACTCGATCTTCTCTTCTTTCATACATATCGGAAACCATTAATAAAACAGCTTGCACAATAGGCTTAGGAACAGCTTCCATTCCTACTTTAATTGTTACAGAAACGGCATCGTCTCTTGTTTCAGTAGTAGGAAGTTCGTTTTTAAATCGTAAAACAAATCTTTTAAAGGTTTCAGAAGTAAGCTTGTATTCTGTAGCAAGAAGCGTTTTTTCTTCTTCTACACTTGTTTCATAATATTTAACAGATGTAATTTCCTTTACTGGAAAAGCTTCAAAAACTAATGGCGAATCAAATTGATTCATTTCAATTTTTATAGTTTTTTCAACAATATGACCGCCAATAAAATCTTCTGCAACCACTATAGCCGCATCAATATAACTTTCAATTATTTCGTCTTCTTCATTAAAATCTGCATCTACTCGTAGATGTTTTTTTACTTTTAATAACGAAATAATATTTTGCCCTCCTACTAGTGTTGTTACTACATTTGTTACCATACTACTTCAATTACTTCACTTCGATTGCAAAACCTAATTCAATCAATTCAGCTGCTTGTTTGATTGGTAAACTTGCCGTTTCTCCAACATTATAAGCTAAATTAAATTTACCTGTTGGCGAAGCAACAAATTCAATTTTACCTTTTTTCCCGTCTTTCGGCGCAGCTGTTTTCGGCGCATCTGTTTTCGGTGCATCTGATGCTGGTGTAACTACTTCTGGAGCATTTACTTCTGTACCATTAACATCTTGATCTACTACTTCTTGATTTTCTTTTGACATAATTTATATTTTATTTAATCTTTACCTACTCGGATTGAGTAGGTAAAGATTTTTTAGATTAAACTGTAATTAAGCCCTTAGCTACAGAAAATGCTTTTGGTTGTTTTACTAAAACATCGGCAAAAACGTTAACCGTTACTTCAACTAACCCTTCTTTTTTTCTTGAAAATTCATCTACAGATAAATCCATAAAACCCCATTGGTTAATTAACAATTGAGAGAAGTCACCAAAAATCATTGCTGATAAGTTAGTTCCTGTTCCTTTTGCTAAATTAGAAGGTATGTGATTAGAAACTGCAGAAGCATATCCGTTTACATTACCATCTACACCCATAATGTAATTAAGATCACCAGCTTCGTGCTTGGTTTTCTTTAATTTACCACGTGTTTTAGGATTCACTAAGTAATTCATTCTAGCTGCATTTGCATTTTCTACAAATACGCTAGTTTCTGCATCAACAATCATATCCCAAGAAGGAGCAGAACCATTAGTACCAGTTGCGATTGCGTTTACATTAGTATTGTTTAAAATACCTAATGGTTGACCTGTACCTGTTCCGTTAACAGCAGCCAAATCTAATGCGTTAGCAATAGCCTGGTTGATTTCGTTAATGGTATACATTTCTAAATCAATACTTGACTGCATCAAGTTTTGTAACGAAATTGGCACAGTAACAGATAATCTTTTAGGAATAGAATCTACATACCCGTAAGTATTTGCTGATTCATCCGTTTTATCTGTTTCTCCTTCCCAAGAAGCTACAATTCCACCTTCGTTTTTAGGAAAACGTAAGTTACCAGTAAGACCTGTTAAATAGGTTGCTCCCATTGTTTCCATTAAAGGCGCTGGACGCAAGAACGCAATAGGCTCTTGCAAGTCTGTTGCTACTAAATTACCACCTTTTGTTCCAGAATCATTAGTAACAGTTTGTGCTGCTCTATTAATAGGAATTACCACACCTTGCGTTGTGATATTTGCTTCACGCGCTTCAGCGAATGCTTTTTCGTGCGCTTCTTTTTCTACTCCTTCTAAGCTTCCGTTTCTCATTTGAGAACGAATTGCTTTATGAATAGAGAAAACGGCTCTTTTTTGTTCCCCTTCAGGAACTTCAGGAACTACAGGAGCGCCGTTTGCAGCAGCTGCTCTAGTTTCTGTTTCTTCAATTTGCTCAGCTCTTACGATTTGAGCATCCAAAGCAACGATTTCAGCTGCGCGAGTATCAAACTCAGAAGCTTCTTCAGGAGAAAAATCTCTTTTTTCTTCTTTTGCTTTGTTAATTAACGCCATCTGCTTTTCGTTAGCAGCGTGGCGATCTTGCTTAAGTGCAACACTTTTTTTCATCTTTAACTTATTTACTATTCAACAAAAATTCTCTTTCTCTTACATTTAAAGCTGGTGTGGCAATTTCAACCGCATTTACATCAATGTTTTTAATTTTTTCTTGACGAAGTGTTTCTACTAAATCTACTTCGCGTTTCAATGCATCAGGATTAGAACCAATAGGCACTATGGACCATTCTAATAATTCCATTTGGTCAAAATAAACAACATCACGATCTTCACCTAGTTTTTCATCACCCCAATGTCCAGCAATAATATTAGCGCCAATAGAAGCCATACGTAAAGAACCGGCTTGTACTTTTTGCCAAACTTTTTCAGCCAAAGGATTAATTTCAGCATCTTCAAATGTAACCGTTGCAATTAGCTCTTGACCTTCGACACGAACTACTGAAGTGCCAATAAGCATATCCGGATTATCTGAATGTGTTTTATGTGCGTATAGTACAACTGGGTTTCTTTCGTAACGAGACAAGTCCCAACCCGAAATCTTAAACACCGTACCATAAGTATCTGGAGCTTCACTTGAAATTACAAACTCAGCTTGTCTTTTTTGTTTATTATCTTCAGATAATGCACGTACTAATACATTTCTTTCGACTAATTTATTTACTTGAATTTCCATCATCGTTTTGTTTAATTAATTCCATTGCAACGGATAAGGCTTGCATATTTACAGGTTGTAATATTTCATCTAATCCATCAATTGGATTCATTTCTTCTAAGGCACGAATTTCATTACGTGTGTACACACCAGCATAAGTCATAGCTGTGTAGTAGTCTTTTTTTGAAGTTAAATCGCCACGTAACAAGGCGTTTACATTCATTCTAAAATATTTATCTGAACCTTTTTGAAAGGTTTTTCGGGTAACTTCCTGTTCTATCCTGGTTGTCCAAGGAATAATAGAATCTTGAACATGTTCTATTGATTGCTGGTATACATTAGCGTAGTTACCAGCGGAAAAGTCTTTAATTTTGTGCGGATTGATATTTAACCAACGACAAACTTCTAACACACCATATTTATTGGTTTCTAAAAATTCAGCTTCAGCAGGAGTTATAGAAATTGATTTATATTTCATTCCCTCATCGAGCATAGGAACTTTAAACTTATTTTTAGAAGTCATTTTATCAACGAAACCGTCTTCAATAGCTTTTTTATTTATTGAAGCTACAGATTTATCTGTTTCAATAACACCATACCCTAAACCTCTGTCTTTATATATATCAGACGAATACGATTGTGCATCTAACATAATACCCAGCTGTTTAGCTGCAAAAGTAACTACACCAACACCTTTTAATCCGTCAAAAGAAAACCCTTTAAAATGAAGCATATCTTCGGCATCAATTATTTCGCCTTTGTGTCTGTAAAACAGCTTTTGACCTGTTTTATAAACAGTAACATCTTGCCATTCTAAAAAAACGTAGTTTTCTTCAATACCCGATTGTTCGTTTCTAATGATTTTAGCAAATCCATCTCCTTTTAGTATCGCAGAAATTCCGATAACTTTCCAAAAATCGTAAGCCGTCATTAAAGCGTTTGGCTCCACATTAAGCAAATAATTAACTGGATGGTCTTTTATAATTTCTCGGGAATTTTCGTTTTTAAAATATACTGCTTTTGGTAGTTTAGCAATATCGTTAGTGATTTGATCTACCCCATTATAGAATGCAGAAATACCTAATGCAGATTTTGCATTTGCACGTGTACCCGAGCCGCCATCTAAAAATGACATACCAAACAAACCACCACTACCTAAAGCTGTAATTGCCTGACCTTTATTTATTTGAAATACCTCGCTTAAAATGCTCATAAACATTATTTAATTTGGTAAAATTATGTTTAAGCATTAATGTATTTATGTACTTTTGTTCCGTTTTTTAGGCATAAAAAAAACAGCTTTGCGCTGCTTTTTAAAAATTTATTTTTTATTAAGTAAAATTACTATTCGATAGGTAATAAACACTTGAAGAGCGAGTATTAAATAAACTATTATTTGACGAACTATAAGTTGCTGTATAAATTGCAAATCGAGTAATAAAGTGGTGGCAAAAATTATACTGATTCCTGTTAGTATAATTACCAGGGTTTGAAAGAACTTTTTCATTTTTTAAAGGTTTTGTTTTTTAATTTTCTAAAAGAATTGTAGTCGGTATATTTATAGACTCCGAAAAATTCAAAATATAATTCGTTAACATAATTGAAACACGCAATATCTGTTTTGAAATTATCATCTTTTAATTTTTCAAAATAATATTTAAAAAATCCTGATGGTGTGGCAATCATTTTCATAATTTGATTTTCTAAACGTAGTTTATCAATCTGCTGCTGAAGGTCGGTGTTTTCTTTCATATGTATATGTCAGTTGTTGGGTTACTATATTTACTTACTTCTTCTTTTGGAGACATTGACCCACCTAATGCCATAATGATTGCAATTATTCCATCGACTCTTTTACCGTGTTTGTTAGAACTACCTTTGTGTATTTTAATGTTTTCATTTGCGTCTTCAATTTTTACGCAGCCGGATAACATCCATTCTAATATAGGGTTTCCATCGTGTTTTAATTTTCCTTCGTATATCAATCTTTCAAATGTTTTTGTAGGAAAAGACATATTTGATATTGATTGCCCAAAATATGAAACATTTATATTATTTTCTTGAAGATTATTTACTACAGAAGTAGCGTTCCATCGGTCCACTTCTACTCTTTCAATATTGTATTTTTTAAAGTTTTGAATTACTACATCTTCTACTATTCCGTAATCTACTACTTCTCCAGGTGTAGCTGTTAATAATCCGGCATTCATCCAATATCTATATGGAACCCTATCTTCTTTACTTCTACGTTCTATTGAATCTTTAGGACAAAAGAAGAATGGTTTAATATATCGATTGCCTTCTTCATCGGGTTCTGAGACTATTACAAAAGCTGTTAAATCTGTAACCGTAGAAAGGTCTAATGCAGCAAAACTTCCAAACTTTTCGAATTTAGATAACGGAATTTCTTTTACTTTATTGCGAACCCATATTTCATTTGGAATCCAAATACTAGGCGCATCCACCCACATATTTAAGTGTTTTGTTTTAAAATTCGGAATTTTAGAGGGTTGGTTTTTAGCTTTTACGTATTCTTTTTCTAGGTTATCAATATCCAAACCATCATTTAAAAGCGGATTTGCTTTTTCCCAGTTTTTAGAATCTTCCCAATCATCGTCTTCATCTAAATTGTGAATCATTATCCATAAATGATGATCGATATTTCGGCCTTTTAATATTTCAATTACGGAATCTTCATAATTTTTACATACGGATGCAATATTAGTCCCTGCAGTAGTAATGTGATACGTTATTGGTTGACGGCGCTGCACGGATGAAGATTCTAAATTTTCTTTCACACCATCGTCTTTGTGCGCGTGGTATTCATCAATTATTGCCACGTGTGCATTGATACCATCTTGCGTTTTACTATCGCCACCAAGCGGTCGCATTCTCGACTTTGTGGGTGTGAAGCCTACAATTTTTTGTTGTGTGTAGAATCCTAATTTTGCAAGGCCCTTATTTGCTACTGGAGAGTTTATAAAAGAGGCGGCTTGCTCCCAGCAAATTTTTGCCTGATCTTCTTTTGTAGCTCCAATATAAATTTCTGCTTCCATTTCCATATCGAAGGACATACAGTATAATCCCAAACCAGCCATTTCAGCAGATTTTCCGTTTTTCTTTGCGCGTTTATCATAAACAGTATTAATACGGCGATTCCCTTTTGCATCTTTCCACCCAAATATATTGTAAATGGTAAATTGCTGGAAAGAGGCTAAAATAAATGGTTGACCTTGCATTTTTCCTTTTGTATGATTAAGAAAAGTAGGGAAGAAATTTACAGCTCGCATACCGGATTCGTGGTCCAATGTAAAACCATCTTTTTCGGCATTTTCTATCCAGGCATAAAAACGCTGCACGGCATCTTTTATAAGTTGCCCTGTTTGCAATTTTCCTGAAAGTACGTTTTGCGCGTACTGAAAAGGTATAGAATTAAGCTGGTTTTTGGTTGGTTTCATATTTATTAAGTAAATTCTAAATGCTCTCCGTTTTTACATATTTTTGTTCTGAAAGGAAACTTATCTTTTGGTACTTTATCTATAGTTTGTATTAAATATTTTCCGCCAGTAAAAATCACTCTAGGTTCTTCACGATACTCAATTTGCAAATCCAGCCTGTCCCCTTTACCATCAAATTTTGAAGGCACTACTTTGTAATCCAATACAATAATTTCCTTATCAAGTATTTTCTGCGTGGTGATTTTTTCGCCAATAAAATTTGTTATCACAGGTTTTATATCGAAATCTTTAAAATTGTTCATTTATAATTAGTTTTTTTAATAGATGTTTTGAATCGCAATGCTTAGCCCAACCATAGTAAGAGGCAATTGTTGCTTTGTTTTTAGTTTTACATATTGCTCTTGCAAATCGTTTTTTGATAGACTTTCTAAGCATTGTATGTGAATGATAGAACACATATCCAACAAAATCAATTCCACGAGACTCAACAGGAAACACCTGATAATTATTTTTTACTTGAAGTTTTAAATTTTTGTTTAAATACTTTTTAATTTGAAATAAAATTTGATGTAAATCCGCTTTGTTATTTGATAGGATTACAATGTCATCAGCATATCTGAAATAATATTTAACCCGCATTGTTTCTTTAATCCAATGGTCGAAATAAGTAAGATAAAAATTAGCTAAATATTGACTTAAGTAGTTTCCTATAGGTAATCCATCGGCACTATCAATAATTTCATCCATCAACCAAAGTAAATCTTGGTCTTTAAATTTTTTGCGTAATAATTGTTTAAGTATTTTGTGATCAATATTTGGATAGAATTTTACAATATCCAACTTCAAGCAATATTTTGTATTCTCAACATCCTTTAGCGATTTCTTCAAATTATTAGCTGCTCCATGAATACCTCTACCTTTAATACAGCTATACGTATCAGATGTGAATAGTTTTGTAAAAATTGGTTCTAAAACATTCATTACTGCATGATGTGTAATACGATCAGGAAAATATGGTAGTCTAAATACTATTCTTTCTTTTGGTTCAAATATTTTGAAAGTAGTATATTCAGATGTTTTATATTTTTTTTCAATTAACATTTTATGAAGTTCAGCTATATTTTTTTCTGGACTTTTATCAAAAACCTTAATACCATATTGATTTGCTTTTCCTTTTCTAGCTTTACTATCAGCAAGCATCAGATTATCAACTGAAATTATTTTATCATAAATATTATTTACTCTTTTCATTCCTTTGCTTTTTTAGCTCACTTTCATTTTCATTACTAGCGAGCTTATTAAAAGTGTATTTTTTTTGCTATGTGAGCAAGGTCTGTGGTGTTTTTTTTTTGCTCAGGTGAGAGCTGACATTCGAATTCGTATTCCAATTATCGTAGTCGTTGTACGAAAAACTGACGCCTGAAGAAGAACTGTAGCAACTACACCACACAACCTTTATTATTAACCTTTTACAAAGTATGTTTTATACAATTCTTGAAATTTTTTTCCAACATACTCAGCCTTTTCTCTGTTTTCAAAGCAAAGGCGAGAGCCGACAATCGAAGACGAATTCCAATCATCGTAGCCGTAGTACGAAAAACCGACGCCCGAAGAAGAACCCATTTCAAACCAAGGATAATATTTGTATTCGCCTAAGTTAGTCCAATCCGGAACCCAATCACCATTTATAGCTTTTGCAATTATGATAAGTTTTGCGTGAGCTTTCATTGCTTCCTGCTCTTCTACAGGAAATAATGAAAAGTCTGGAATTACTTTTTTTGCATCAAGGTTTAAAACCTTACAAGCATCTTCAAATGTTTTAATTTTTGTGTACATAGTATTATAATTAAATTGTGAATAATGGTTTATAAATTTCCTGCTCAAATAGTTTACCTGCGTATTTTGCTAAATCAGCAGTTTTGAAGCAAAGGCGAGAGCCGACACCCGAAAGCGTACGCCAATCATCGAAGCCGTCGGACGAAAAAC